TAGTAAATAACGGCGTACTAGATAAAACATACATGTTAAATTGGGCAATGTATGAAAATTCTTTTATTCTAACAGACGAAGGCGGATATCGTATAATTCCACTAGTTTTCTTCAAGAAAATCTCATGGCGTTGATATTTATTTATATAAAAAACTTAACAATTAACTTTGATTTACCCCATTAATTATCTATATTATAATTAATATTTTATTTTATTAACCACTTAAAACAAGGATTTAAACAATGGCTTTAAATTTAGACGCTATCAAAGCGAAACTTAATCAGTTAAACAAATCTGATGACAAAAAACAAAATTTGTGGAAACCTGAAGCAGGTAAAACGCGAGTAAGAATTGTACCTTACGTTCATCGCAAAGACAATCCATTTTTAGAACTTTATTTCCATTATGATATCGGTAAGAGATCCATGTTATCTCCGATCACATTTGGCAATGCAGATCCAATTGTAGAGTTTGCTGACAAACTTAAGAAAACAGGCGACAAAGACGAATGGCTAATGGGTCGCAAAATTGAACCGAAAATGAGAACTTATGTTCCTGTAATCGTTCGTGGTAAAGAATCTGAAGGAGTTAAATTCTGGGGATTCGGTAAACAAATCTACACTGAGCTTTTATCAATTATCTCTGATGCAGATTATGGTGATATTACAGACTTAATGAATGGTCGTGATATTGACGTAGAATTTACACCAGCTGAAGGCGGAGCTTTCCCTAAAACAGCAATCCGTGTTAAACCAAATACACAACCTGCAACTGAAGATAAAGCAATTGCAGAGAAAATTATGAATCAACCAGTAATCACTGATTTGTTCCCTGAGCCAACTTATGAAGAACTTGAAAATGCTCTTAAAGAATGGATGAATCCAGAGAATGCAGATTCAGATGTTGAAGAAGAAGAAGCTTCAGCACCAGCAGCACCCGAAAAAGCTTCAAAACCAATTGCAGGTAAAGTTGAGGATGTTGCATCAGCATTTAATGATTTATTTAATTAATAAGGAGTCTACATGGCAAAGAGTAAAAGTAAACTGGAACTAGAAGACAGTCTAGCAAATACATTAGCGGATAGTATTAACAAGCAATTTAAAGGACAAAATCTTAAGACTGCGTTCTTTTTAGATGGCGATGAAGATTCTCCAAGCAATGTATCAGAGTGGATTTCGTCAGGTTGCTCGATGCTTGATTTAGCAATTTCAAACCGTCCATATGGCGGCTTTCCTGTGGGACGGATTACTGAAATTACCGGATTAGAAGCATCTGGTAAATCATTATTAGCAGCACATACATTAGCAGAAACACAAAAGAAAGGTGGATTAGCTGTTTATATTGATACAGAGTCTGCTACGAGTTCTGAATTCCTTACAGCAATTGGTGTTGATTTAAAAACAATGCTATATGTTCCATTAGAAACAATTGAAGAAATCTTTGAAACGATCGAAACAATTGTAGAAGGAGTTCGTAAATCAGATAAAGATCGTTTAGTGACAATCGTAGTAGACTCAATTATGGGTGCATCTACAAAAATTGAAATGTCAGCTGAATATGATAAAGATGGTTATGCAACATCAAAATCAATCATCTTATCAAAGGCAATGCGTAAAGTAACCAATTGGATTGCACGTGAACGTATTTGTCTTATCTTTACAAATCAGTTACGTACTAAATTAGGCGTATCATTCGGAGACCAATGGACAACAGCAGGCGGTAAGGCAATTCCATTTCACGCATCAGTTCGTCTTCGTCTTAAGAATACAGGAATGATCAAAGCCAAAGTTAATGGTGTAGAACAAGTTGTAGGTAGCAAAACAAATGTGCAGGTAGTTAAGAATCGTATGGGTCCGCCGCATCGCAAAGTAGATTATGAAATTTACTATGATAGTGGTATCGACAATTACGGCGGTTGGTTATCAATCATGAAGAATTTTGATTTAGTTAAACAATCAGGTGCATGGTATACTTTAGAAGATATTGATCACGAAACTGGTGAAACGTTTGGCGAATTAAAATTCCAAAGTAAAGATTTTGTTGATAAGGTTATTAATAACCCAGAAGCAAAAGATAGGTTATATAAAAGAATCTGCGATGCTTACATATTCAAATATCAAGCCGGAATTGATGGCGGAATCGATGATGTAATAATCACAGACGAGTTCATTGATGAAGAGGGATAACAAGTTATGAATTACCAAAGAATACATGATGCTATAATTGATAGAGCTCGCACTAGAATGTTGCAAGGTTACTACGAATGGCATCATGTTATTCCTAGGTGTTTAGGTGGCTTAGATATTGAATCTAATCTTGTTAAATTAACAGCACGAGAACATTTTTTAGTTCATAAGTTATTATGTGAAATATATCCTAATAGTAAAAAACTTCATGATGCTGTATGGTGTATGATACATTTAGTTAATAAAAATCATCAACGAGGATATATAGTTTCAAATCGAGAATATGAATATTTTAAAATATTAAGATCAAATAATATGTCAATTCTTCAGCAAGGACACTCTGTCTCTAAATTAACTAGAGATAAAATTAGTAAATCATTAACCGGACGTAAATTATCAGATGAAACTAAAAACAAATTAAAAAAACCGAAACGCGTATTACAATGTATGTATTGCAAAAAACTCGGAGGTGCACCACAAATGCACCAATGGCATTTTGATAATTGTAAATTTAAAATTTAATAATGAACAAATATCAAAAATTATTTAAAGAGTTACAACAAGAAAGAACTTCAAGCCCGTCGGATGTAAATGATCATCTCATGGTATTCGACGGCTTGAATACTTTTATTCGTAGTTTCGGAGCCACACCTGCATATAATGAAGATGGCGACCATATTGGTGGTATTACTGGATTTTTATATTCAGTTGGTAAAACTGTAAGAGATTTCAAACCTACTCGTTGTATTATCGTATTTGATGGCAGGGGAGGCTCTGCAAAACGAAAAAAGATTTATGGCGATTATAAAGCAAATAGAGCTAATAAAACTAAACTGCGACGTCATGATCATCACGATTCGACAATTGAAGACGAACAAGAATCGATGCGACATCAATTTAGTCGATTAGTTTCTTATTTAGATTGCCTCCCGGTTACATTCATGGCAATGGATGGAATTGAGGCAGACGATGCAATTGCATATATTGCACAAATGTATCAAGAAACATGTAAGAAAATTACAATTGTTTCAACGGATAGAGATTTTTATCAATTAGTAGACCATAGAATTCAAGTATGGTCTCCTATTAAAAAGAAAATGTATGATCAACAAGCAGTTATAGACGAGTTTGGCGTTCATCCTAATAACATGGTTATTTACCGATCATTTACAGGCGATGCATCTGATAATATTCCAGGAGTGCATGGTATCGGCCCTAAGACTATTTTAAAATTGATTCCCGAATTAGCAAAACGTGAAGAATTTACAGTTGAAGCATTGTTTGAAAAAAGCAAAGACAATTTAAAGGAATCAAAATCATATCAAAAGATACTTGATAATTCTCAGATAATTGAACAAAATTATCAATTAATGAATATCAAACTTTTAGATATCCCAGCAAATACTGCTAGCAAGATTAGAGGTATCATGGAACAACCAGTATCGGGGTTAGATAGGTCAGAATTTCAACGCTTATTCTATGAAGATAAGATGTGGGCTATCATGAAAAACTTACCAGAATGGCTAAACAATACTTGGTTGTCTTTAGCAGCTTTTGCAAAACAAACACAAAAATAATTTGATTTTAACATCATTTTTATTATAATCATTATATGACAGACAAACTAAGTGAATACGGATATGGCTTTCAAGTTAAAGTCTTGGCGGCAATGTTCACGGATAGATTATTCTTACAACAAATTGCAGATATCATTCAGTCCGATTATTTCGAATCGGATGCAAATAGTTGGTTATTGGATGTTATATTGACACATTTTAGAGAATATAAATGTCCACCTTCAAAAGATGTACTTAAAGTAAAAGTTACAGAAGTTGATAATGATATTTTAAAAACAGCAATTTTAGAACAATTGAAAGAAGTATTTCGATTCATGGAATCAGATGATCTTACTTTTGTTAAAGATGAAATTTTAAAGTTTTGTAAGAATCAAGAAATCAAACGAGCAATTATGGATTCAGTTAACCTTTTAAAGATGGGTAACTATGATGAAATAAAAAGCAAAATTGATGGCGCTATGAAAGCCGGAGCTGATACTAATATTGGATTAGAATATAAAGCAAATATTTCAGCTCGTTATGCAGAAGCATCTCGACATACAATTACAACGGGTTGGGATGTTATTGATGATTTAATGGATGGCGGATTAGCCCCTGGCGAGTTAGGAGTAGTGATGGCGCCCGCGGGTATTGGTAAATCTTGGATGCTTATCAATATTGGCGCAAATGCAGTGAAAGCTGGTCATACCGTTATACATTATACATTGGAACTTAATGAAAATTATGTAGGACAACGTTATGATTCGGTACTAACTGGTATTAATGCACAAACGTTGAAACACCATCAAGATACTGTTGAAGAAAAAATGAAATCATTGCGCGGTGATTTGATTGTAAAGTATTTTCCAACTAAGTCAGTAGGAGTGATGGGGTTAAAAGCCCATTTGGAAAAAACAATCATGTTAGGTAACACACCAGCATTAGTAATTGTAGATTATGGTGACTTGTTAAAGATTAATGCAAAAAAGGACAAACATGAAGCTTTAGAGGAGTTATACGAAGAGTTACGCGGTATGGCAGGGGAATATAATATTCCTGTATGGACTGCATCACAAGCAGGGAGAAGCGCTTTAGAAGATGATATTATCGAGGCAGATAAAATTGCATCATCATATGGAAAAGTAATGGTTGCTGATTTCTTAATGTCACTTTCTAGAAAAGTAGAAGATAAGATGTCTGGAACTGGTAGAGGTCACGTGATTAAGAATCGTTTCGGCCCAGATGGTATTACATTGCCGAGTAAAATCAATACTAATAATGGGCAATTTCAATTCTTTGAACCGCAAACAACTCAAGGAAAACAAACCACACAAGTTATGAAAACTGGTGAGAATATTGTAAAGAAAAATTTAGCTCAAAAGTTTAAAGATCTGGGTGGAACTTTAGGATAAAATCATATTTATATTAAATAGGCTAGGATGAAATATTCCTGCCTTTTTTTATCTAAAAAAATTAAGTTATTTATAAAATTAAGGAGAATTAATGTCTAAACTTTTTGAGAATCGCGTTCCATTTAAACCATTTGAGTTTCCAGTATATTACAATGATGGGTGGCTATTACAAATGCAGGCATTTTGGTTACATACAGAAATTCCAATGCAAGGAGATATTAAAGATTGGAATGAAAATCTAAGCCCAGCAGAAAAGAATTTAGTTGGAAACATCTTGTTAGGTTTTGCACAAACAGAATGTGCTGTATCTGATTACTGGACCAGTATGGTTACTAAATGGTTTCCGAAACATGAAATCAAACAAATGGCCATGGCCTTTGGATCGCAAGAAACAATACACGCAACTGCATATTCATATCTCAACGAAACATTAGGTTTAGAAGATTTTGCAGCATTCTTACATGAACCGGCAATTGCTGAAAAGTTTGAATTCTTAACTTCAACATCTGCAGAATATACATATGAAGATTTAGCAACTAATCCAAAAGCACGCGAAGAAGTAGCTCGTTCATTAGCAATTTTTTCAGCATTTGCTGAAGGAGTATCACTTTATTCATCATTTGCTGTTTTATATTCTTTTCAAATGCGCAACATGTTAAAAGGAATTGGTCAACAAATGAAATGGTCAGTGCGTGATGAATCATTACATTCTAAAATGGGTTGTCAATTATTTCGACACATGTGCGATGAATATCCTGAATTAAAAGATGCTGTTCAATCTCAAGTAGAAGAAGCTGCACATTTAATGGTTGCAATGGAAGAAAATTTCATTGACAAAATGTTCGAACAAGGAGACTTAGAAAATCTAAAGAAAAAAGATTTGAAAAATTTCATTCGCAAAAGGGCCAATGAAAAATTACGCGAATTGGGTTATGAATCTATCTTTTCATATGATGTAAAATCTGCAGAACAGTTAGATTGGTTTTATCATTTAACGGGTGGTCATACCCATACTGATTTCTTTGCAGTACGTCCAACAGATTATAGCAAAGCAAACGAAGGTGAAGATTGGTCAGATTTATGGTAACGAAAAAAGAAAAAACAATGAAAAATTACGCAGAAGAATTGGGTTGGGAATTAGGAGTTGATTTTCCGGAATGGGGTAATACCGAAATATATGTAAAAACAATTTCAAAAGGATATTTGTTAGCAGGCGAAAAACCAAAAGATGCATACTGGCGCGTTGCAACTGCAGTTGCCCGCCGATTAGATAAACCACAATTAGCATCCAAGTTTTTTGATTACATATGGAGAGGTTGGTTAAACTTAGCAACACCAGTTCTTTCAAATACAGGTACAGATCGAGGTTTACCAATTTCGTGTTTTGGCATCGATGTTGCAGATTCAATTCAAGATATTGGTGGTAAAAATTTAGAGATGATGCTTCTTGCTAAACATGGAGGAGGCGTCGGTATCGGAATGAACATGATTCGTCCTGCAGGTAGCAAAATTTCACAAAATGGTACATCAGATGGAGTAGTTCCATTTGCAAAAATTTATGATTCTACTATTTTAGCAACAAATCAAGGATCGGTACGTAGAGGAGCTGCATCAGTTAACTTAAATATAGATCATCCAGACTTCGAAGATTGGTTGGAAATACGTGAACCAAAAGGCGATGTGAATCGTCAATGTTTGAATATGCACCAATGTGTGGTTGTATCAGACAAATTTATGCGTAAATTAGAAGAAGGTGAACCTGAAGCACGTAGAAAATGGGGTAAAGTACTTCAAAAGCGTAAAGCGACAGGCGAACCTTATATCATGTTTAAAGGCAACGTAAATAAACAGAATCCAGATGCATATAAAACAAATGGATTAAAAGTATTCATGACAAATATTTGCTCTGAAATTACTTTGCATACTGACGAATCACATTCATTTGTATGTTGTCTATCA